GAGTACGGTTGCAGTCTCGACGAAGCAAAAATTGATTTTTATAAGAGGACTTGCAACCGTGATTTGTTTGAACGTAAGATGGTCAACAAGAAAGGTAAGGAAGTAACTTACTTAAGAAGTTCTGCCGAGCTGACAACAGGTGAAATGACTTTGAGTATTGACCGTTTCCGAAATTGGAGTGCATCTGTCGCTGGTATCTATCTGCCGGCTGCAAATGAACATCAAATGCTGATATACGCCCAGCAGGAAATACAAAGAAATCAAGAATTTATTTAGTTATGATAGAAACAAGAAAAACAGAAGTCAGGTACGTGACATCCGACCCGAAGAAGATGCTTAATATGTACCTTGCAAAACATGTCCTCAAAACATGGGAGGAGTCTTTCATTGATGAAGATACTGGTGAAACAGTAACCATCGAACGGAATGAAATTCTTTTCGACCGTGGTACGCTGATAGACCAAGACACTTTGGCGAAAATTCGTTTCAGTATGGAGGCCGACGGTATCAAGGAAGTGGAAGTCAGCAACCAGAACCGCTTGGCGTTCGAGAATGAAAACAAGTTCTTATATCCCTATCTTGCACAAGCACAAATAGGTTATAAGAAATATAAATTCCTGCTTTATGCTACCGGCCTGGAGAATGTCTGCCTTATTTTGAGAGACTACATTGAACTTAATTATCAATCGGGATTCACCTTAACGATGGCAAAGGAGTTTGATTCGTGCGTGATTCTTACTGATAATCTGAAAGAGCGTAAAGTCGATGATGCTTCGATTGCTTATCTTAAAAATGAAATCACAATGGCAGAGTACGTTGACAAGATGGACGATGAGACCGAGGATAGTGACGAAGAATCTAAACCGGATGAAAAGAAGTTCTATCAGATTGAAACGAAAATCACATTTGACGAAGAGCAACGTACTCAAACATTCGTAGTGAATACTTTTAATGTTGATAGGGCGATGATGCTTATTACCCACTACCTCAAAAATAAAGAGGAAGAATGTGAGAAGCAAGCCAAAGAAAAGGGACATGAGTTCAACAAAAGAGAAATCCATGCAGCCATTGAATCTGCCAAACCTATCCCGGTTGGGCGGTTTATTCCGAAAGAGTTTTCAATGGCTTATATGGAATAACTTTGTTAACCAGCCTGCTCGGTCTGTGAAGATATAGCTGGAAAACCCATAAAAATACAATCATGAATATAGTAAAAAGTAAAAGTTTTAAAAATGGTACAGTTTACTGCTTGCGGCTTGAAGATGGTATGCTGGTAGAAACAACTGATACCTTTCTTCCATATTACACAAAAGATGCGATAGGAAGAAAACAGAATTTCCTTGATAACAACAATCTCGGAAGTCGCGCTGAAAGATGGATGATTGGAGTTTCAACCATGAGCGGTTGTCCTGTACGTTGTAAGTTCTGTGCCACTGGTAATATGAAGAAATACCGCAATCTTACAGCAGATGAGATTGTAGAACAAGTATTGTTTGCTATAAGAAGCGCAGGTTACAACCCGAATGATTCCAAAGAATTTAAGATTAACTACACTCGTATGGGTGAGCCTTTCTTAAATATAGAAGCCGTAAAAAAAGCAATTGAACGTATTACGGAAATATTCCCAAATACTCACCATTACATTTCAACGATTGGCATTAAAGATAGCGACTTCTCTTTTGTGAAAGGCAATGTGACACTACAGATTAGCTTACACAGTTTTGACGAAGAAAAGAGAGGCTGGCTTATTCCTTATCCGAAGAAAATGTCTATTGATGAACTTGGGCAAATAAGAACAGAAAGTAATCTGAAAACAACTATCAACTTAACATTGGTGGATGAATCTGATTTTGATGCGGATAAGCTGGAGAAACATTTTGATAAGGAACACTTTTTTGTGAAGTTGTCTCCAATCAATACAAATAACATATCAGAGAAAAACAACCTTGGTAATGGAATTATCGAGGGAGTGAATTTAGTATAAACAATTTAATTTACAGAATCATGAAAGAGATTAAAAAACAACTTGAAAAGATGGGCTACGATTATGCAGTAGCCATTGCAACAAAGTCAGAAATTGAAAACGGTGCCGCTTGCGGTCAGCTTTCAATTATCGTTGAAGGCGAGACTGAAGAATAAGTAACAGTTAGGTGGTATGGCGGAATTGGTAGACGCTAAAGTTTAATATCTCATAGATAGGTTGTCGGTAACGGGGGGGTAATATAAGCAGTAGCCCGATGTAAAAACATATAAAGGCAGGTATAGGTGGCGAGATTCCACTCATTGTAAAAACTAAAAAGCTCCTATCATGCAGGTTCAAGTCCTGTTACCACCACATAGGGATAAAATGGTCATAGGGTGCTAAGACTAAATGAATGGAACTTTCAAGTGTACATAGAAATGGAAATCATCAAGACCGTAGTTGTAAGTAACAGGTTGAGTAGTTTAAAGATCGTAGGATAACCAATCTACGGATGAAAGCGAGAAAGCAGACGATACTTGTGCGGGTTCGACTCCCGCTTATCCCTCATAAATGTGAGCCACACATAAATGGCAAGGGTTAGTGAATAATGGTTGTTTTGCCCCGGAGAATACGCTTCGGGGCTTTTAATTGGCTAAATTATGAAGACATACGCAGATACTTTTAAAGATAAAATAATAGGTCTGTCAGAAGAAGAATTGCAAAACCTAAGAGATTCTTCCTTTGATAAGATAGAGGTTTATAGAGAAAGACTTGCTATAGTAAGCAACGATAAAAAAGTTCATGATTTAACCGTATCTATTCGTCGGAAGAAGATAGAAATAAGAGAGATAAATAAATTGTTGAAACAATGCCATACTACATAAAAAGCACTAAGGCTAAGAAGAAAGACAAGCCTTTACCTCTGTTTGATAAAGCAGGGGTAACAGTAAAGAAGAAGCCGGATTTGAAAGCTAAGCTCGACAAGGAGTTTTCCCTTTTTATCCGGCTTCGTGATGCAATGCCAAACGGGTATTTTAAATGT